TAACAAAACAATTTATTGTTAGGCGCGGAGTTTACGTCTCCGTAGACGCGCGATTAAGCACGAGGTTTGCGTTTGCTTCTAGTGGCAACGACTTTCCACTCCTCGCGCTTGCGGACCGATTTCTTAGTCTCCTCAACGCCCGTGGAGGAGACTGGGCAACTCGATGTCCGTGCCGGGAGGACATCACCGTCAACAACAACTGGAACAGATGTTGGAGTTGCCTGCTTGGGTTCACAACATAACGGGGCCCCCAATAAGTCCCTCCAGCAGGTGACCGAATCAATCCAACTGTCGAAAATTTCAACGTTGAATTCTGGAAAGAGTCGCTGAAACTCAGCGTCCATCCATTGGTCAGCATTGCTGTTAGGGTATTGGACTGACTGTTCAAACTTAGACCACCAAGGCGCAATTCCAAGATTTCTCCTGGGTCTGGTTGTATTAAGGTCCAATGCTCGTTTGCACAATTTTCCAATAACGGGGGTGTTTCCGTCCGTTGCGACATAGCCTCTTGCTTTCTCCACCATTTTCTCTTCAGGTCTGACATTGTTCGGGAGGCGAACTGTAGTGTGGAATTTTGACAACTGTCTCTTGACATCACACATAGAGTCAAGACGTCCATTCCACACTTGTGGTGAATAATAGCGAGCCAAGAATGTGACTCCTGGCTGCCCGTATTCAACCACAGACGCTTCGAGAACAAGGCCAAGCCGTTCGGAGGCCCATTTGTGGGATTCAATGGGGAGGTCAGCTTGCAAGCCATCGTCACCAAGGTATATTCCCAACGCTCGGAAAGCTTCCTCTGGAGAGTAATAGTTTCCGTCTGGTTTCCTGGTGTGTCGGTAAGCAAGGTAGCTGTTAAAGGCATTGCGCAAAGTTTGTGATACACTTGTAGCAGAACATCCGCTTCCTTGTGAGCTGTCCTGTTCAAAACTGGTTCCATTGGGTAAAATTCCATAATTGTCACAGTTCCTGTTGAGTAATTCGTTCATTTCCGCTCGATGAAATCCAAAGGCCCTCATGAAAATCATCCGGTCTACCATCCGTAGACGGTACTTGACGGTGCCATCCATTCGGTGCATATCTGAAGCATTTACAAACCCATTTGAATTTTCACATATGTTCGCAACAATCTCAGATATCTCCAATGGCGTCTTTCCCGGTCCGTACCACCGAAATTGTTTTAAGTGTTCTGATAAGGCCAATGCAAACTGTGCCATAGTGAGTTTGTCAGTATCATTATAGGTACTGATATTCCTCGGATCTTTGACGTCAGCATAAGCCTCAGCTTTGAGAAAACACTTTAAAACTCTCTTTAAGAAAGGTCCGGCATCCATGGCTTTTCTCAAAGACAATTTCTGGGCAGAGCGTGTTTGTTTAGCAACGACTGTTTCCACATCAACAGGGAACAGGGTTGAGCCCCGCACAACCAAATCTGTGAACTCCAACATGCATTGGTCCACAAATTGATTTGGTTTGGGTTCGGGCCCTTTCAAGTTATTAATCCTACCTCTGACGCACGCTTGCTCAGCTTCTTTATTCATTACAGGTGTGAATGCGGCGTGCACGAGAGGCGACATGAAAGCTTCAAGCTTCGGTTTGTCTTCTGGGCAGTAATTGGAGACGGCATAATTATAAGATCTAACGGCTTTCTCCACAGGGTAAACCGTTAGTTTAGGCCTTTCCACAACACAGCGGTAATATTGCATTAACACAGCTGCCGCGGCCTTATTTGCCATTCCCTCATCGCCTACTGAGGGGCCAATCCATCCAGCCACCGTGGGCAAGACAATTGGAGTGCTGCCATTTCTGGCAACTATGGCTATGGCCTCGTCAACTTTGGCAGGTATATCCGCTGCCAAGTGTTGTCCACAAATTGCCGTTGTGACATAGGTTTCATCACGGCGATGCACCCTAAAACGGGTAAAGGACATTCCGTTTCCATTAACAATAGGATTAAATCTCTTTAAAAGGGGCGTTTCTAGCAAGAATGAAGATAACCATGCTCCAAGCATATTGAAAGTTCTCAAGGGCGACAACAAAATTAGCTGGCGACTGTAGCCAACTTGTTTCCTCTCGATGGAGTAAACAGTGGCACCAATGCGAATTCCAAATATGCGTTTATACACGATGATAGAATCATAACCATAGTCCCATAATTGATGTACATACGTTCCTCCACCAGCGACAAAAGTCCGAAGTCTTCCATCTGGTTCAAAATAGAAAGAGGTATCATCAATTCCGGTTCCAGCGGCAGATTCTGGTACCACTGTGTACAAGAGAACTGTTTTCTCAATTTCCGCAAGAAAATTAGGCATGTCCTTGTAATAGTCAACATCACACAGATACATGACGTCATCAAGTGACTCACGGTCTGCGGCGTTAACAGCATTGACATCCTTAGCCCAATACCACTGTCTTTCTCCTCTAATTCCTTTTCTTTGATCTGATTTTGACTGCGAGCAGGAGTAAAGAACGCCCCCACAATTGGCAGCAAAGATGCGCGCAAAAGTGGTAGCGGCTGTCCGCAATGAAGCGGCAGTGGCGTGCGTGTGTCCTTCCACGGGTTTTGGCGGACACAACTCGGTCGTGGAAAACTGGTCACGAGAGACATCCGACGCAATGCGGGTCCTCGAAGAACATTTCTCCAACAAAGACGACAACGAGCGACGTATGTCATCTTTCCTCCAATAAACGCAAACGACCGAACAACTTACGGCCGTAAAACTTAAAATAACGTCGCGGTTCATTGGGTGGGTTAGGTGATAAGGCTAACCGGTG